GCGGGCGGCTTCCAAGCGGGGGCCGCCCGCTCTCTTTTTGAGGTTGCACATGCTCGTCAAGGTTGGTGGCACGGAGGTTGACATCGCCGTTGAGTGCGTGATGAGCGGGCCACGGTTCGGCCCAATCTCAAACCTCTTCGGCTGGGCTCAGGCGTTCCTGCCGCTCGGCATTCGCCCGACGCTGGCCCAGGGGGCTTTCTGGAGCCAGGGCCTCACCCGCGTCTTTGAGAGTTTCATCGACTCAGCCCAGTACCTGCTCGTCACTGACTTCGACACGTACTTCAGCCGCGAAGACGTGGAACAACTAGTGGCCATCGCCATGACGTTCCAATGCGATGCCCTGGCCCCGCTGCAGGTAAAGCGGGAGGACGGCAGGCCGATGCTGACGCTCAAGGGCACGCTGGACAATCCGCCGGCAGACGGGATGACACAGCTGCCCCGCTCGTGGTTTGGCGAGCCGGTGCAGGAGGTGGACACGGCGCACTTCGGCTGCACGATCATCAGTACGACCGCACTGAGACGGGCGAAAAAACCCTGGTTCCTTGAGCGGCCCGACCCGCAGGGCGGATGGGGCGAAGGCCGGCGTGACTCCGACATCGCTTTCTGGGCCAACTGGCGCGAGAGCGGCAACCGTGTTTTCGTGACGCCCCGCGTGTGCATCGGCCACGGCGAGTGGGTCATCACCTGGCCGAGCAAGGATCTTGGCAAGCCGGTTTTCCAGTACACGAGCGACTACCAAAAGTCGAACAAGAAGCCCGAAACTGCATGGAGTGTAGGGTAATGGTGAAACTGAAGTTCATACGTTCGTGGCGGGCCTACCGGAAAAACCAAACGGTAGACGTACCGGGTGGGCTCGCCACTCAGTTAATCGCACAACGGGTGGCCGTCGAGGACCGGCAGGGCGAACTGCTGGAGACAGCGACCATCGAGCACCAGGCCGAGACGGCCGACGCCACGCCACGCAAACGAGGACGCCGTGCAGTACCGAAGCCTGACCCGTCAGACCGGCCCATCAGTTGAGCCCGTCACGCTCGCGGAAGCCAAGGCCCATTTGCGGGTCGATACTTCCGATGATGACGCGTACATCGGCATGCTCATCACGGCGGCCCGCGAGTGGGTTGAGGAATACCTTGACCGCACGCTAGTGCATACCCAGTGGGTGATGCGGTTTGACCGTTTCCCCGTGGACAGCACGTCCGACATCGAACTGCCCAGGCCGCCGGTGGTGAGCAGTGGCACGGCCACGTCGGTGACTGTGGCATATACGCTGGAGGACGGCACGACGGCGACCTACAGCACGAACCTCTTTCGTGTTGACCGGGCGAGCACGCCGGGGGCGGTGAAGACGAACTACGCCCAGACCTGGCCGCCGCATCGCCAGGATGACAACAGCGTCAGCGTGACGTGGTGGGCGGGCTACGGCCCCAGCGGCACGAGCGTGCCCGCAGCGATTCGGCACGCGATGCTGATGCTTATCGGGACGTGGTATGAGCGTCGGGCGTCGGCCGACAACATGGGCGGCACCGAGGTGCCGTTTGGCGTCAAATCCCTTCTTGACTCCCAACGCTGGGGCAGCTACCGATGATTGACGCCGGCAAGCTCCGTGAGCGTGTGACGGTGCAAATCGCCAGCGGCACGACGAACGCTCTGGGCGAGACGGTGCTGGCGTGGGCGAACAGCACTGCCGTCTGGGCGAGCGTGGAAGGAGTGTCGGCGCGCGAAGCCCTGGCGGCCGGGCAGCAGGAAGTGACGGTCACGCACAAGGTGCAACTGCGCTACCTGCCGGGGCTCAATCAACAAATGCGGTTTGCGTGGCGGAATCGCACGCTGGAAATCGTCAGCCTGCTCGAGCACGACAACCGCCGCAGGCACGAAGCCATCTGCCAGGAGACGCGAGATGGCTAGCGTCTTTGCCGAAGGGCCTTCGCTCGTCAGGCTGTCTGTCGGCACTGGCAAGTCGGCAAAGGCCGCGTACGGCATAACTGTGCTCGATGACATCGTGGCGGCGATCAGGCTTCTGCCGCGCGACATCAGCCTGAAGTATCAGATGCGGGCTCTCCGTAAGGCCGCCAAGCCAGGGCAGGAAGCACTTCGTGCACAGGCAGGGTCTATCCGGCAGGTGACGGGCAACCTGGCGGCCAGCGTCACTAAGGCAGAGCGAAAGTACACCAACAACAAGGCGCAGCTTCCCGTCAGCGTGGTTGTCGTTGGCTTCCGCCGGCCAACAGGAATGGGGAGCCAGAAGGGTGCCACGCCGGCCTTTGAAGGCGGCGCTGTGCTGAAGGGGCCCAATAGGGCATTCCACTCGCACCTTGTTGAGTACGGCACGAAGCCGAGGACGGCCGGCAAGAGCACGAAGCTTGGCCGGAAGCGGATCGTTGTGAACGGCCGCATCAACACGTTCTTTTTGCGAGGCAAGGCACAGGCCAGCCCGCGTGCCATCCTGTCATCGTTCAAGGGGCGGGGGAAGTTCACGGGTGCCGGCCGTGGTCAGTACCCCAAGGACTTCATCGCCACCGGAACCGTCGCCGGCTCGCCGGCCAGGCATCCACTTCAGAAGGCGTTCCAACAGTCCAGGGGGCAGATGCAAAGCATCCTCGACGTGGAAATGCGGAAGGCCCTCACGCGAGCCGTGAAAGAGACCGAGCGGCGGTTTGGCGACCTTGGAGGCTTCTAGCCATGAAATCCCCTGAAGCCGTTCTGCGTTCCGCCCTGGTGGCCAACAACGCCGTCTCGGCCTTGATCGGCTCTCGCGTCTACCCGGTCATCGCCCCGGCCACGGCGGCGCTGCCGTTCGTGACCTGGCGGCGGGTGGCGATTCGCCGGCAGCAGACTCTCGGCGGCCCGTCTGGCATGCCCGTCACCAGCGTGGAGTACAGCATCTTCGGCACCACTTATGAGCAAGCCCGCGAAGTGGCGGATGCCATGCGGTCTGTTCTGGATGGGTACGGGGGCACGGCTAACAATACAGAAGTGAAGCAAACGTCGCTCGAACAGGAGAGCGACGATTTTGTGACGCTCGGCGGGGCGGAACTTCCGCCGGCGTTCCAAATCACCCAGCAGTACGACGTGTTCTGGCAGGAGACCTAAAGCATGCCCGCGACCCCGCATGATGGTTCCGGTTCGACGTTTACCTTCGCTGGTGTCGTGTACACGGTGACGAACATCACGTACACCGTGGCCGACAACAACGCCACCGACAACATCGACGTTTCGCACCTGGGTCAGACTGCCGGCTCCACCGTGCTCACGATGTCGCGCCCGCTCAAGGGCTCGGCTGGCGATACCGGCAAGGAAGTCACCATCGACTACCTGCCCAACGCCGGCGCAACGCCGATTGCTCAGGGCGTGACTGGCACGCTGGTGATTACGGGCGGCATTACGCTTTCGGCTGCCGCTACGTGCAGGTCGTCCACCATCACGCTTGCGACGAACGACTCCAATAAGGGCTCGGCCTCGTTCCAGGTGGCCTGAGCCTCGGAGGGTTCCGTGGCCACGTATAGCACCGGCGTCACCGCCACCTTTGGCAGCACGACGTTTGCCGAGGTCACGGACCTGGCGTGGTCCTACTGCGGTGCTCCCCCGAAGGGCCGCAGCGTCGTTTGGACAGACGATGCCGGCAGCGTGACGCTCACCTGCCTCGGCAGCGCTGGCATGTCCACGGCCAACTACGGGTTGCGGAATGACCTGACCATCAGCGGTGGCGGTGCTGGCTTGACATGCAAGGCAGTGTATATCGGCCTGAATGTCTCGCCGGAATTAAACGGCGTAACCCGTTACAGCGTGACATTCAAAATCCTCGACGGGTAATCATCATGCCGCTGACCAGAGAACAAATCGACGCCGCGAACGACGCCAAGATTATCAAGGTGCAGGCTCCTGAGTTGGGTGGCGACGGCGTCGCCTGCATCCGTTTGATGAGCGTTGGCGACCGTGACTCCTACGAACTGAAGCTGCTCGACGGAGAAGGCAAGGCGATTCCCGATTTTCGTTCAGAGCTTCTCAGCCGCACGCTGTGCGACGAGAAAGGCACGCTGCTCTACCCCGGCACCGAAGGCGTCGAGGCTCTGAAGCGGCGGTCGAGCGACGTGATGCACAAACTCTGGCACGCAGCCCTGAAGCACAACGCACTCACCGAGGAGGAGATCAAGAAACTGGCGGGGGAATGAACGCCAGGCCGACCTTGCAATTCAAGTTCGCCCTGGCTTCACACCTCAAGAAAACCATCACCGAAATCGACGCGATGGACTCCCGTGAGTTCTCGCAGTGGATTGCCTATAGCCGCTGGTTTCGTCCGCTGGACAACACTTGGCAGCAAACGGCGATGGTGGTCACGTCAGTCCTGACACCGCACTCAAAGTCTGTGCCAGATCCCGACAAGTTCATTCCCGTCGAAGACAAGGCACCGCAACACCCAACGCAGATCCGTGAAACGATTCGCCGCATGGCGGCAGACCTCGGCAAGACGTAGCCATGGCCACTATCTCACTCGGCTTTAACCTCTCTGCATCTTCGGTGCAGATGGCTTCCGGCATCAACGCCGGCGTGGTTGAGTTGCAAAAGCTGGGTTACGCCGCCAAGAAAACGTCGCAGGACGTGGCGGTGCTGAAGACCATCGAGCTTTCGCGGGCGTTCCTCTCGACTGTCAGGGCTGCGGCCGGGGCGTTCTCTCAGTTCATCGGCGGGACAGCCGGCGCTGTTGCCAGCATCGACGATTTGGCGAAGCGTACCGGCGTTTCGGCCGATGTGCTGCAGGGCTACTCGCTCGCGGCGAACCAATCGGGCGTCAGTCTGGAGGCGTTTGGCAAGGCAGTCCAGAAGCTGACGATTAACCTTGGCGAAGCCCAGACGGGGAATGCGGCGGCTGTGAAGTCATTCGCCGACCTGGGGCTGTCTGTGCGGGACTTGTCGCGGCTCAGCCCGCAAGAGGCGTTTGAGGCCGTCGCCGCTGCTATCGCAAAACTTCCCAACCCAGCCCAGCAGGCAGCGGCTGCTGTGTCGCTGTTCGGCAAAAGTGGCGTGGAACTCACGCCCATCTTTCAAGAAGGTGCCACATATCTGCAGCAGATGGTGGCCGAAGCTAAACGGCTCGGTATCTCGCTGAGCCCGCAGCAGATTGCCGGGATCACGGCGCTGGACGATTCGCTCGAGAAGACGCGGCTGACTCTGCAGGGATTCTCGCAGCGGTTACTGGCCGAGCTCGCCCCGGCCCTGACGCAAGCTGCCCAGCGTGCGACGGAGTTTATCGCGGCCATTGACGTGCGAACTGTGGCGACGGCCGCGACGCAAGTTATTCAAGACCTAGGATCTGTGTTTCAGGTTCTCGCCAACGCAGCCGCTCCGCTGGCTGGCAACATCCTACCGCTCATCGGAGGATACCTGGCGTTTATCAACCGGC